GTCTAGGGACAAGGGCATTACTGCTGCTTGCGTCCTGATCCGAGACCATGCTTTTGCACGGTCATCAGAAGCGGCTTCTTGCCGTGTCCAGCGAACTGTACACTTTTCTTAGGCAATCCCTGAGAACTTCCTCCTGTTCCCTGGGCTCCGCATTCTGGCCTAGCAGTGACGCTAGGGCTTGAAGCAACTGCTCCGCTGGGCGTTCCTCTTCGGGGATTTCTCCCTGAAGCGCCACGCTTAGCATTGCGCCCGCCTGAGCTATTTGAGGGCGATCTAGTGTTAGTGGAGGCATCCCGGCCAGTCTTCTTGACTGGTTGAGAGCGTCCGTCTTCCGCGTTAGATCGTCGACTAGCTTCAGGAGTGCTTGCTGGCACCGGGTCTGGTGTCGCAGCGTTGCTTGGTGCAGGTCCTTCTGATTCTGATTCATTGCTGATTTCATTCATCGTATGAGTTGCCACGGGATGTTCAATGTCTCCTGAGACTTCCGCCACCACCTTAGTGTTGCGGTCAACGTCAAAGAGGACTGGGACATCCTTATAACTAGCACAACCCCGTAGGGTCTCAACCATCGTTGCTAGCTCGTGGCACTCCAGACTGCACAATTTTGCGACCTGTTGGTTGATCAGATCTTGGTCGTTGGGGTCTTGGGGCCATGCCATAGTCTGTTTGAAAGCTTCTTCACCCGTCAGAGCTTTTCCCCCGTAATCAGTTCCAACGTCATCGCCTTCTGTCGCTTTGCAGCTCAGACGGCAATAATCGCCGATTATTGGAGTTAAAGTATCGGTCGTGAGATAGCCCAGGCACTTGTTGACTCTAGCTTGGGAATCCGTCACTTGGGAATTGGCTGTAAGATGTATTTTAGCCATTGTGCGCATTGGATCTTGGAATGATGTTTTTGTCGTTGCTGGATCGCAAAAGAACCTGCCCAAATAAGGGTATGGTCCTTCGACATGCACTTCAGGTTTTAACTGAAGGCCCAAGTCCTTGCACACTGCTTCCAGTGCTTCTTTCAGGCCCGGTCGGTTCTTCATGTAGCCATCATCACCACATGCAAGGCCTATGTTTGCCATTGCTTCTTCCTTTGAAAGTTTCAACTTCCGAAGGGCGCAATACATAACAAAGGCGTTGATCATGGTGTTGGCATCAGTGGTAATAGGAGATCCACTGCGAGTCCCGCATCCTGCGTCATATTTTAGCCC